ACGCTGTTGCTATATCAGCCATTTGAGGGTTGGAGATTTGATCTAAAATACCCATTATGCGTACCCCGCGTAAGCGTTCCCATTGCCCAATTGTATGTTTTGCGTTGGAGCTGTTGCTTTCGGCGAATAGATAGATGCTCCTTGCTGTATCCCCGATTGAATAGCATTTGCCACTCCTAGTGTCCCAGCGGCATTAGCTTCGCCAATCGCGGCATTGCCTTGCTGAACGGTAGATGCTTGGCCACCAGCAATATTTGCAAGTATCGCAGCCAAGTTTTTAGAGTCTAGCGCGTCTTGAACACCACTTTGGTAAATCATGTCAGTGACAGTCGAAATATCCTTAGCCATCATATCACTAACAGCTATTCCCTGCTGTGAAAGAAGGTTAGAGATATTCGACGCAGCTTGCGAGGCGTTCTGAGCAATCGCATAACCAGCGGCAGACCTACCTTGCGCTATTTGACCAGCAGTGCTACCCATGATCCCAGCGGCTTGGATTCCGGCGCTTTGAGCTGTAGATGCCAGATCTTTAGCTAACCCAGCCTTAACAACATTTTGGTTTAATGTTCTGTCGGCTACTTGGCCTAAGTTAGCGAATTGATTTTGGTAGTCTTGCGACGCTATTCCGGCGGCGTTACGCTGCAGCTCTAAGGCCACGTTCCCGCCAAGTAAGCCGCCTTTTGCAGCAGCACTACGTTCAGTAGCTCGTTGCATCTGGTCAAATTGGTATTTTGCGGCTGGTGACTGCTGTATTAACTGCTGCGCCGCTGCCTGCGCCGCTGGGCCATTTGAGCCAGTTAAATCAGCTTGCATCTTTGCAGCATCGTTTTGGTCAATGCCAATCATCGCGTTATTGATATCAGTGCGCGCTGTTTGTGTTCCGAGATTTATCGCACCTATTGCGCCGGACTGCCCTTGATTCAAAGCTAACTCTGAGCCTATCAATCCAGTGGGGGGAGCTTGCACGCCTGCTTGCTGCTGATTTATTACCTGAGGCTGCATAGGATTATTCCCAAGCTGCACCTGAGGCAATGGCTGCGATGCCGGAGGCGGAATAGATTGAGCCTGAGGCCCGATATTCTGCCCTTGCGGCAAGCCTTGTATAAAAGCCTGTGGTGGCCCAATCCCTACATTCTGAATCGCCATAAATTACACCATATAAATCATTTATCGAACAAAAGATTTCCTGCCAATAGATACGCGAGGATTAACGCCAGCAAGACCCTGACTTACTTGTTTGTTTTGCGCCTCTCCGATTGGCATTTGAAGACCTCCGCCCTGAGATTGCATACCTGAAGCGGGCAATTGAGCCGCGCCAATACCACCATAATCAGCTTGGATCTGTTGCGGCTGGTTAGCAAAGCCCATATCTACGGGCAGACCGAGAATAGCGTTATTTGCTTGGGTGGCGCCTTGGCCTATAACTTGTTGCGCGGCCATATTCCCAGACTGGTATGGAGTAATGCGTTTTGCCGCGTTTTGCTGGTAGAAATTCAATGCTTGGTCTCTAGCTAAAGACGACTGCTGTGAGCTTTGCTGAAATAACTTCATAACATCATCACGGGCGCGATTGGTAATATCGATAGACTGGTTCATGCCTTGCTTTTGGCTTTCGGCAGCTTGCTTTGAAGCTTTATTTGCTGCATACCCGCCTACCAAGGTGGAGCCTACGACTAAAGCTGCTGCTACTGGCATAAAAACCTCTCTTTTGATACCCCAAAAATATATTGCCCGATCAGCCCCCCATTTTTCAAAAACGACTGCTCTAAATACCCGTACATAGTCAGCCCACTCCTTTCAGCTAGTGACTTAACTCTAGTGTTCCCTTCTGGTATTAGTGCAATGATACTAAGTAGCCCAAGCTCATTAAATGCAAATGCGAGAACTTCGGCTGTGTATTTTATTGACATACCCCACGCCTTTTTAGACATAGCTGTGTGGATTTCATAGCATATTGAGTTTATTGGTTTAAGAGCAAAAAAGCCAACCCTCTCGCGAACATCATTTTCAGCTATTAGAAAAATCATATTGCCGTCAATTGAGTTCTGTTTGACGGAGTTATCATCAGAAATATGATCCCATATTGATTCATCATGCATTAGGTTTAATATAAACTCATCATCGCTTTCATTGGCGAGCCTAATCATATTGCAACCCATCCTAATTTTCTGTTGCCGCCAATGTCAGACAGTTGCTTAATATACTTAACGGCCCCAGCCCCGCCAGTGGTATCAAGGTACTCCCTAGCAACCTCAGCAGCTATAGCGCCTTCAGGTGAGCCAACCCCAACAATAGTGGACATTGCGGCCACTTCAACCGAAAATTGATGAAGTGCCCCAAGCGGCCTGCCTTGGGCGTCAACAACAGGTATGGATCTTGATAATTCATTAACTGGCAATTTCAATCTCCGCTTTAACAAAAGCTCTTTGTATTGGCTCGCTTATATCCCACCTGAATTGAGCTGAGCGCTGGAATCTTCCTAAGCAGGGCCATGTTACTGTTTTCTCGTACTGGCCTATTTCGCCCATTCCTCTAGACATTTCAGTTGAGTAAGTTAGCCCACCATCTCTAGAAACTGACATTCTGACTACTGGCGATGAGCCTTGACCAGATATAGGCACTTTACCAGTTTGGCACACTAATTCTACCTGATTTATGCTAAAAGGTCGACCTCCGTTGTCTATCGCTGGGCTGGTGAAATAGCCCTTAATCTCCAGTCCGAATTCGTAGTAATAACTCTTGTTGTATGTGCCAACTTTACCAGTGTAAATATCGCCAACGACCAGTGTTGAAAATGCACTAACCATTGCAGGAACCCGCCACGGAGACTGATTGCCATCCCTATCCTCCGACTGCCTGCGGTGCCACAACCCCGTTGAAAAGTCATAAACAACGGTGCAAACGTCTGGCACGGTAAAAGCTACAAAACTATGCCCACGCTCCGCCCATCGAACCGCGTAAGCTTTAGCTATCTTGTCAGCTCCGCCGCTATAAATTAGCGTATCTATTGACGCCGTGGAAATCTTTTGTGGTGGGCCGCCTTCAGATGCCCATATAGCTGGCTGTTCATTGACGCCTGAGCCTATCCAGACAAGCATGTTATTTACTTCTACGATTGTTTTAGCCGCTGAACAGCCTTTATTGTACGTTCCTGAGTTTATTCTTTGATATGGGAACCCAGAGCCTACAGGGTTGTTCTGCCATTGCTCAAAAGTGTGTGACCCAAAGATAAAAACAATACCTCTAAGGGTAAAAGCAGCAACTATTGAATCTGGGTCACTCTCCGCGCTGGCGAAATCAGTTGCAACGTAAGTTAATCCATCCCTTAAATCACTAATAAACCACTTATTTGAGTCTTTTTTGGTAAAAATGAAGTAGCCATCAGAAAAACAAACAGAATTTACAGGCCCATCAAAGTCGGTGTCTGCAATTTGAGTAAAAGTATCCGTATCTATGTCGTAAATGTAGGCGTTTTTTGTATTATTGTAGTCTGGCGCGACGATACACAATTGATACCCATTATCAGCGGTAAAAACCTTATCAGAACCTAACACCGTCTCGGCTGTATCGGTTAAGGCGTACCCTAATGGCTTGGTTAGCTCGTATAAAGACGCTCCTTGCACGAAAAAGGCCCGATCACCAACAACATGGGCGCCACGACAGAAGTCATTTTCACCAGCTTCCCCGATAAGCTCGATCCCACTTATACCAAATAGTGCGGCATCAGTGACAGCGGTTGATTCTGGAATATGAGGGTATAGGTTTACACATTCCCTTGTGGAAATGGCTGAGGACTCGTCTACGTAGTAACCCGCAGCAATAGGTATTTTGGTTCTCGCCATTTAGCCACCATAGGGGAAGAAGGATATACCACTAAAATCACTGTCGGTGCCCATTGCATCCTCAATAAATGTGGCTGCTTTTTGCTCTAGCAATACTTGTTTGTTAGGGTCAATACCGTAAACGACCCCAAGCTCAGCAGCTAATTTATGTTTTAGTGGTAGGAACCACTCAGGCGGGACAAGTATATTCTCAACATCGTTTTCAGGAATGTACTGAGGCTTGATAAATGTGAATCTAAGTACCTCATTACACGATGAGGCGACAGGCCATAACTTCAAAGTGCCTGTAGATAGCTGCCTATCGTAATACCAACTATTAGCGTCGCCAGTAGATGCCTTATCAGATTGCCCGTAGTACTTCTGGCGTGGTAATTGTTCGGTTGTTGACTCAGTAGATGAATAAGTCTTTGCAAACCTAGCGCCCAATAATCTTACAGGCTGATCAATTTGAGTGGTGTATGTGTATACAGTTGCACCACTACTTGATGCACCAGATATCCCGCCAGTCAATAGCACAGATGTGGATGAGGTTACAGATGATATCTCGCCCCACCACCGAGTATTATCGCTTAACTCAATACCTATATTGTCTCCTGCTGTCATCCCAGCGGTGGACGTAAGCGCAATTGATGTTGCCCCGCTTATATGGGAAGCTGTAGAAGTGGTGTAGACGTGATCGGTGAAGCAGTGCGCCCCAGGCAATAAATAGGATTGCTGAGCGGCATTTAATGGTAGCGTCGCCTCAGTCTCCGACCAAACATGTATTTGCTTGGTTTGGAGCCATGCAAGAATATCGTTTAGTGTTGATTGCCCTATAGTGAAATCAGTAATGTCAACATCAAGTTGGATGCCGGAAATTGACGCAGCCCTAAGCGCATCCCTAATCAAATCTCCTGCTGTTTTTGTATAGACACCAGTACTCATATGATCATCGTCTCATCAAAAATGCTAGGGATTTCATAGGATAAGATGCTATCGTAACATAAATAGCGGTCGTAATACATATTAAGGTCATCGAACGCATCGCTTACGTTATCAAGCCGCACCTCCTTTGGTCTTGATGAATCCACCTTGCTTTTAATAAAGTCTTGAGGGTGCCTAGGCTCCCATAAGTCTTTTCTTACGAGCATGCCATTCCACTGCATTCTGGTTTCACTCTTTTTACAAACGAAACCAGAAGCGTCACATACTACAAGATAGTCATTGCTAGACATAGCCACCTCTTAGCAGCTAACTTGCGTGTAACTCAGTGTTAATATTGCGCCAGTTGAGTAGGAGTTAACTTTTAATCTAATGCCCTTTGGCTGGGCAGAGTAAAGCACGCTTGTGGTTGCAGTAACGCCAGCTTGTGTTGCTGCGCTATCCACAGACCAATTAAACGCAGTAGTTTTTGTTTGAATATCGTCGAATGTTTGCTGTATGTCGTAATTTATGGTCCCACTAACGAATACATTCAACGCAGAATTATCACCACGATGATTTATAGCCAATGTAGGAGTGGTGAACTCATCTACCCAACCAATATCGAAAGTATCAGCACCGATGGTTGCCGACGGGGTGGCGCTTGTCAGAGTAAGCCAGTACTTTGAGCTTTCTACAGTTGCGGATGCTCCAGGTGCCGTGAGCGTTTCTGTTTGAGCCTTGCCATTTTCATCGGTGCCAACTAACGCGATAGTCTTAGCGCTGTGGTCGGTCGCGGAATCATTGCGCACGCTTATTTGATGAGCAAGGCTATCTCCACTAGATGTTGCGGAGAGTGCCCAGCTTGCGCCAGTAACATTAGAGGCGAACCCAGTTAAGTTTTCCGCCGCTGGCGTGTATATAATTTGTGTTTGCATAATCTACCCTCTGCGAAAATTAAAGGGGGCGAACCCCCACGCACTACGCATCGGTTGATGCCGTCCAATTGATCAGCATCCCCTTTTCGCCAGCCAAGTTGACAACATAAACAGGATCAATCACGACAAATGTAGCACCCGTAATGGACTCTGTGATATTTGCCGCGTTATCCTGTAAGCGTAAGTTAATGTTTGGCCCAATCTGACCAGTTGACCCAGTAATGGTATCAATAAGGAAAATATCAGCCGCGTTGCGAGTGCGGAAATATTGAACATCGTGTACAAACAAATCTGTGGTGGCGGTCGTCCGAACGCTGATACCTCCTATTGCAAAGTTACCATCCATCTTATCAATGGTTATTTCAATGCCAGACCCGCCAACAATTGCAATTGCGGTATTCGTCCCAGCAGCAGAGTCTCCACTATGGACATGGTTCAATATTTTAAGCCGCGTAGCGCCAGCAGTCGTTAAAATGCCGTCGGTCATTTGCCCCGTTACATCTCTCAACTCGTTTGAGATAATCATACAGTCGGCAGCGCTAACAACAATAGGGGAAACTACAGCATCAATACCGCCAGTGTGCAGAATGTTAATTAGCTTACAATTTGCCGCAGACATTGTTAATGTAGCCGCTGTAGCGGTGTAATTGATTGTTGGCCTAAGAGATCCGCTTCCTAGCCCGATAACAGCTACCCCAGCCACGTCAAGAGCAATACCAGAAGCCGCGCTAACTGTTTCTGTATGCCCTGGCATAACAGCAACAATATCGCCTCGCCCTGCGGTGCAGCGTCCTATGGCATAGTCAATAGTTGCAAAAGGGCGCTGATAAGTTCCGGGATTGCCGTTTGAGCCGGCAGTTCCGCCAGACGCAAGAACAGATGATCCATTAACAAAAAAAACTTTGCCTGGGTGCAACTGTGTTATAGGTGCACCACGCAAAACCAAATCTTGGATACCGTTAGGATAGTTACTAGCCATTTTATTACTCCACCAGAACGGCATTGCCGTCGTAAGAAAAATTCTGTGTTTGTAAAAAAGAGGGGAGTTACCCCCTCAAGAATTAAGCACCCTGCGTGCCGAAAATGCCTTGTGGATCACTATACCCAGTACTAAAGCGCATGTACGCTTTGTAACGAGTGTTATAAGTTCCGAAGTCCATATCTTCGCCGAACTCAAGAGGTACGCGGTCTTTAAACTTCATGCCTTCCTCGGCGTCAGTACGAATAAACCATGCCTTAGTGTTTGAATCCAAGTATGGTGACAACACGTAGCCTTTAGAGATTGTGCCCTTAACTGCGTTCATGTCATTGTCAGAAGTGCCAGAACGAAGGTTAGAGTTAAGCACACGCTCAAACTCGAACATCTGATCGGTGTGACCAATCAAAGACATGGGGCGCAGTTTACGAGCTAAACCACGGTCATCTTTAGCGCGCATGATCAACTTCAACATATCCTCTAAAGAAGCTTCAGAGAAGTTTGCGTCAATTGCCAAACGGTTAGAGTATGTGCCACCATTGCCATTTAAGTGCGCAGTGGAGACCATCGCAATACCATCACCGCCAGTCATTGCCGAAGAGGTAGCGAAAGCCGTGTTATACAATGTATGAGCGCGAACCTCGCGGGTAATGTTCATGCAGCGAGCCAACGCCTGCGCACCCTTGCGGTAGTAGTTGTATTTGTTGTCGTCTTTAGCTTCACGGGTAACAACAAAGCCTTTACCATATGCAACATGCACATACTTAGGGGCAAACAATTGGCGAGTGCTATCCATTGCAATGTCGTCACCTTCCGCTTTGGCAGAGGCAAGACCCATGTTACTCATCTGAATATCTAATTCATAGGCGCCTTTATCTGCTGTCATTACTTCAAACAACTTAGGATAAATCGGCTCCCATTGTTTATTAGCGTTGTCAAATACCGCATTGACACCCAACTGCAATAGGCGTGGGGCCGAACCTGTAGTAATTACTCCGCTCATGATTATACCCCCGCTGCGCCAGCGATTTCAGTTGAATTGTTAAGACGAACTACACAACGACTACCCAGCACACCATCAGAGCCGACCAGTAAGCGCTCAACGCGATATTCTGTAGCTGCTGTGGTTGCTGCGCCAGTGCGGTTAACGGTCATATTGGAAATGCTCAACCCACCAGACAAGGTGGCGGCAGTTGCAACAAGAGGAACGTTTAAACCAACTTCTGTGATTAACAGAGGCCCGTTAGTTACATCAACCTCGTATTCGGCGCGAGGGTCAATGTTAACAATAACTTGACCAGCAGTTGTGGCCGCGAGACCAGTGTCATTGAAGTTTTCAGTCGCGAAAGAAGGGACAATGCCAACAATGTGGCCTGTTACTGCTGCGCCTGCTGCTGCTGCATCTACTTCCTGCAAGCCATCAGCACTTGCAGTCGAGGTGATGACAACTGCGTCACCAATTGCTAAACGAGTAGCGTGAGATGCTGCTACTCCGTATGTTTTTACTTTGCCACGAGGGTCAGATAATTGACTACCTACCCATAAAAATCCGCCTGCCATAACAGACCTCCGAAATAATGATTGATGAATTTGGAATCTCAGCGCTCAATTCCGGCAGGTCTGCCGCTTGAAACGGGTCTAGCTTTTATTCAGATGCGAAGGGGTTAGTTGTAACCCTGATCTTGCCTGCATCTCCGTATGACTCAACACCATCAACACCGAGGCCAGCACGATCATTTTCCCCTATGCTATCATAATAGCGTTTTAGCTGCAAGTCGTCCATTTCTTGCTTATATTCGTCCTCGATAGCCATAAGGTACATAAAGCGAGCACCAGAAGGCCGCTTGATATTATTCCCTTGCGCGTCTGTTACATGGCCCCACCATTGGGCAAGCTTCTTTTCAACCCCCCTTTATCATCGTCCAGCACCCATAAGCCAGTGTAGCCAGATGGTATAGTGCCAGCAGGAACACTAAGGTTGAAATCATCCTCCGATGACATCAAGCGCTCTTTGTATTCATCCCTCTTAAACTTAATCCGTTCATCTACGTTTGTGCGTAGGTTGTCAGCCGCTTTGATTGTCATGCCAGCCGTTGAACGACCGCGATTACCGCCTAATTCTTGACTCATTTTGAACCCCTACGCTCGTCAGAGACGGCCTTTAAGTAATCTTTCTTTGTCATGCCTGTATGTATAAACAGTGTATCGTAAATCTCTGCTTCTTCTCTGCTTAGATGGCTCCAAGCTATCGAAGGAGAGTCACTCTTAGATACAGCCCCTCTAGGAGAGTCAGCCATTGATACAGCGGGCTTTTTGCGTATCTCTCTTTCTTCTTGCGAGTTAATTGCCTTCTCGGCTGCGCGCAAAGCATAAGCTATAGTCTTACCTGATTCTAATGTCTGCTTAAACACCTTTTGAGCAACTGGTGTGCGAGGATCATCAGGGTCGTTAATCCATGGGTTGTCTTCTTCCCACTCTACAACCTCGATAGGCTTAGCTGGCTGGGCAAGCTTTTCCTCTTCGATTAGCGACATTTCTTTATCTAATTCTTTTATCTTTTTATCCGCCATGCGCACGCCATCGCGGTCAGATAAGTCAATTGCCTCATCACGCACAGCTTGTAGCTTTTCTATCTCTCGCTGTAGCTGAGCCTTAGCTAATAAGCTATGGTTCTTAATTCTATTTTCAAACTCGCGTTCTTTTTCTGCCATCTCACGCTTCAATCGAGATGTTTCTTTGATCCTCTGCGTGCGCTCCTTAAATACTTCGGGGGATACCCACTCATCAGGATCTTTACCAGCTTCTACCCACGCATCTTTGGTCATATACCCACTAGGTAGATCACTTTTAGGCTCTGGTGCCGGCTCTTCTTTAGCCTCTTTTTTTACTTCTTCTTGTAGTACATCTGCGAACACTTCTTCGACAGAAGCGCTATCAATATCATTTAGATCAGTGTTGTCACTCATAGGCGTTGCCCTCAATTAGAAATCAGATTTGTCTATATCGAACTCACCTTGGATAATATGAGTCAATTGGACGTCTGGGATAAGGCGGAGATTTTTGACGCCAGCTATATTTACATCGGCGCCCTCGTAGCGATTTAAGCCAACAGTATCACCAACACTAATACCCCAGATTTCTGCTGGTGTTTTGGTGTAGTTATCGTGACATGGAGGGTATGACATGGGGTTACAGCCATCTACACCGATAAAAGCTGTAGGGCCTATTGCTTTGACTATCGCGCACTGTGTTGCCTTTTGCTCCCGTTTTACATCAGTTAGGAGAATCCCACCCCTACTTACTTGCTTTACCTCTATCAACTCGATTAAAACATAGTGCCCGTTAGGCTTAATAGTAAGTTCGTTGCTCGACATTTGTACCCTCGTCATTTGACAGTAGCTCACTTGGCATCCAGTTAAGGATAGTTTCTAACACTTGCATTTTTGCATTTCGTTCATGTGCACTTTTGATGATTTCATCAGCAGTTAACCCAGCAACACGCGCTTTCGTCGTATCGCTTAGGTGCTGCATTATATCATCTATGTAGCGCTTTGTAATGTCGTTTGCCTTCCATGCCTCGAACTGATCTCTACGAATCCTCATTCATTCCACCCTCTGGTGTCTCTGACTGCCCATCTTTTAGAGATTGCTCAGCTTCTTTCTCTGCCTCTTCTCGCGCTATATCCAATTCAGCGTTTTTGGAAGTAACCTCATGGAGCAAGGTATAGGTGCTAATTTTATTCTTAACGTCCTCGCTCTCCGCTTTCTCCAAGGTCAGCTTAATATTAGCCTCTATTTGCTCCATCTCTTTAAACATCTTATCTATCTTAGCTAGAGTTTCTTTGGCGGCAACGGATGCTTCAAATGCTTTGCGCTCTTCCCCAGACTTAAGCAATTCCGTCTGCAGCTCAATCATTTTAAGCTGTTGTTCGGCCATAGCATTAGCTTGTTCTTGTTGCTGCCTCATAGCCTGCATCTGGGCCTTTTCTTCTGGAGACATTTCTGACTCGTTAGGGAAAATCTCATCAAGGTTTGCCGAGCCTATTTGCTTGTAGTAGTTTTTGACAATCGGCACAGCATTACCCCCAGCCTGAATCACTAGCGGAACTTGCTCTAGCTCAGCCTGTGCCAGTGTCATACGCTGCATACGGGATGACATCTCAGGGTTAGCGCCACAGTATACAGACATGCCATCAGTATCAAAGTCTTCGGAGAATGCCGCTTCATCATCACCAACGACAGCCTTGTAATCGTCAGCATCTAAGTGAGAACGGTTAAGCTGGTAAAGCGCGTCAAACTCTTGGCTCATCGAATCTACGATCATGCTCATGTGAGCGGTATGAGGTATTAATGCCTCTTGTATCATCGCAAGGGCCGTGGTTGGGGCTGTGTTAGCTTGCAGCTGGTTAGCCATATCAGCACCACCAGCAAAGCTACGTGCTTGAGCCTCTAACTTTTCATTCAGCGCATAAAGCCCTTGACTTGGCTCACCAAAACGCAATGGCATAATTGAGTTAGTGAGCTGTTCAGGCGGAGCCTCTGTTTGTATGTACTTGCCGGGCACGATTGATAGATCGCCGGGCTTAGACCTAAAGCCCTTGGCAAGAAATCCGCTTTGCGTATTAGCTAATGTCCCAGCATTCAACAGGTCATTCGTGGTCTTGTTGGTTGCCATCGTCATGGAGCCTATCAAGTGATAAAAGCCCACATCTAGGTAGCTGCCGTCTGCGCTGGGTATCATGCCGTACTTAGTGATTATCTTAACTGGGTCAATCCTAACTAATGTGTAAGCGCTTAAATCTTCTGGGTCTGGGGTTGGGGTATTTGAGTTGTATTCTTTATTTTCCGCCTTGATCATTGCTGCGCGCTTACGCTGTGCTTTGATTAGTGACTGAGGCTTAACATCTTCTGACTTAACAATAATTGTATCTTCGTCATATCTTGCAACTATGCGTAACACAGTGCCAGAGCTTACATGCACCGTAACAATGTAAGGCTCTTCAATGCCATCCTCATCCAAGTCCAGCCAGCAGTACTGCTCGTAGAACTTATCGGCATTATCTTGTGTATTCTCCGCTCCTGCCGCTTCATCGCTGCCAGCGTCTAGTTCTGCGGTATCCTCAAACAATGGCCTGTCTAACCATAACCCAGCAGAAACACGCATATCAGCTTCGGCCTTACTAAATGCCAAGACGTCAGTGAATGACCTGCATGACTTAATATTGTTTGTGCGCTGATTAACGATGAAGTTAGGGTACGTGATTACCTTGGATATGCTTCTGCCAAGGGTTGCATCGTAATAGGTCTTTTTAAAGCATGATCCAATATTAGGCAGTGAGTACATTAGTCTCTTTTGGTCTGCTCGCCATTCGTCCATTTGTACATTGATTTGCCAGTTCATAAGCTCGGAGATACGATCAGCGCGCTCGTTTTTGCGGCGCATGTCATCCTTTTTAGCTTTGATAGCATCAGTGTTAACTGTAATCTTATCGGTGATGGCCTGCACCACCTTCTGCATCTCAGCCACTTGAGGGTCATTAGGGTCGAGCTGTTGTAGCTGTTGAGATATGCCCTCAACCTCAGATTTCCACTTCTGCACCTCTGAAGCTTTCTTGTCGATTACGTTTTTTATCGTTGGCAGACCTATGATGCTTGCCTTGACAAGCTTAGGATCTCTCATTAGCTCAACAGCGGCACGGTTGCCAAAGTTATTAGCGGCTTCAGCAAGAATTGTCGCCTTGTAATTAGCTGCGCCTTCCCACGGGGTATCTTTAGGCGTGAACTCTGGCTTACAAAGCTCTATACCCTTATCAACGCACTCTTTCCACTCCTTCATAGAGTCCAGGTCTTGTTGCGCCCGAAGTATTACGTCATCGGCTATCTTGCGAAGCTTGTCGTCATTTAGGTCGCCAGCAATATTACCTCGACCTACATAGCTAAGTACTTTATCAACGCTCATAATTAGGCCCAACTATCTCGATTTAGTGGAGTGATAGACTCTTCATAGTCGTCATCACTGTATATATCTACATCTCTTTGCAGCATCATAACCGCATCTGCGAGGTTTGGCGAGGATATGCCAAGCTTTTTCATCTCTGGCTTACTTAGGATCTGTATTCTACCACTTGGCACCCCTAACTTGCGAGGTATGCGGCAAATCTCCGCCCTTAGCGCAGGAATTATCTTTATCTCCGAACTAAAGCTAATCAACTCATCTTTGGGGAAGTACTTACCTTTCACTACAGCTAGGTATGTCTTGAATATTCTATCGCGCAGCCTCCAATAGCATTGCGCACGTTGGTTAATGAACATGTTAGTGTTGCTTCTGCGGCCTTCCATGTCAACGAATCCTTCGCCCTCAATCGGATCATACTCGCCATTAGCATCCTGCGGAACCATTGCTCCATTAAACTGCACTATCTTAATTCGTTTGCCAGTAAGACCTTCTTGCACTTGACGCACTAAGCCACCGCCTGAGCCGCCAACGTCCCATATAAAAACATCTGGCTTAATTCGATTGGCATGGCCTATAGCCCAATCAGTAGCCTCGTTGATTAGCCCTAACTTGGTCTCAGTAACCCCCAATACAACGCAGCCACGAGAGTATGCAAGAGCCTTGGCGTCACCAGTATCAGCAGGGTCAAATGCCAGCTTGTCTTGGCCCTCTGCGTTAAACCCTAACTTGATATGCGCATCTATACAGGCGTCGAACCATTCCGACTCTATAATTGAGTTATCTACCGTATCCAAAAATTCGCCCCTCCAAACATGGTCATACACCGCGCGAGACTTATTCTCATAGTCAAACAGCCTTTCTTGCTCTAGCCCAGACGCGGCGAACCAAGGGTTATCGTTGTAATCCATTTTAATTATTAGATGTAGATCGTCTTCGTAGTATCCGTGTCTTTCTATATGGGCTTTGTATGGTACTACGAAACGCTTACTAAAAGGGTCCGCCGATGATGATGGGTTAGCAACAAAAAACATCTGGACTGAACGCAACTCATCTTCCTCGGCCTCTTGTAGATCCCCAGGCAATCCAAACCGTGACGCATTACGGGCCGTTGGTGTTAGATTGCTTATTGATGCTTCGCTTAGCTTTGCCGCCTCCTCGATAAAAAAGCGCCTAAATCCTGCTGCCGACTTAATTGATTCGGGATTACGCGCTAGGCCCCTATATCGGAACTCTCCGCCAGAGGTGTGAAATATTGTTTTCTCTTGCACTGTAAATCCTGTTAGCCCTAAACGTTTAACCTCCTCCTTGTTTAGGGCGTGCACTGAGTCAGCTATAGACTCTTGGAATTCGCGAAGGCAATATACTTTATCCCCGTGATCCATTACGCCTGCTAGCATGATGTCAACCACACCCACAGACTTCATTGATCCTCGACCGCCATACACAATAACAAAACGCTTCTTGCTCTTGACTGCTCTCTCTAGCTTCTCTGCTGTGTATATGGTTACAGGTTTATCTGTCTCTACCCACTCACCATCTATACATTCAATTGATCTTAACAGCCTGCCATCAGGGTGCACTATACCAAACACAGTAGAATGCCGTTCGCCTGTTACCATGGCTACCTGGCTTTCAATATTTGATATTGCTGCCTCAGTTAGACGTTTTCGCATCTAGTATCTTTTCGATTGCTTCCAGGCGTTTAGCAAGTTCAGTAAGCTCCTCAATGCCCAATGACCTTGAGATAGCCTCAATAAAGATATTACCCACGTCAGGCGCTATCTCACCCCTAGCCATAGCATCAAGCACAGCGTTAGCCTTCTGCACTGGTGTGCCATCAGCAGGAAATTCAATCTCAATCGGTTCTAGCGTGGGCTTATGCATTGGAGAGATGCGCCTTAACATCTCTTGAAGGTACACCCCTCCATCTGAAATAGCCTTATACACTAGCCACTCTTCGAAGGTATCAGCCCCATCAACTCCACCCACAAAGCGCTTCTCAATGGCCCTGACGATCTTTGTGTACATCGGGCTTTTGCCGCCTGAACGTCTCTCTGGGGCAGGCTGCCTATCTGACGAAAATTTCATAATTTACTCGCGTGTGACGTGTATTACTCGACTATTTTAGCACTTTTACTAAACTAATTCCATTTAATAATGGCTTATGATGGCTGCTGATACATCTTTACATTTCTTTACAAATCTTCTCTTGATAAATTAAAGTCGCGGGGTTAATATTTACACATGAGCTAAGCAATGTCGCGAAGCAGACTGACAAGGTGATTAAGATGAAAACATTAACCCAAGCACAAAAAGAACTAAAACAAGCAATTGAAACCATGAACAAAGTAAAAAAAGAAAACACAGCTCAAAACGATTGGCCTGAAGTAAAAAGGTCTTTTAGCTACAAGAAAGACGGAGCGCTTTAATGCGCTTTTCTTTTGGTGTTGACGGATTTGGCAAACAGGTGACAAAAATGAAATTAGTCCACGGAAACAGCGGCAAAGTAATAAGTGCAACCGTTAAAATTATGCGCAAAAACGGAGTTATCGAAGATGTCGTACTTACTGATCATAGACGTTTTATGACTGATGCGACTTTTAAGGCAATGAAAGATGCAACTTTTGCAGCAGGCAGAGGCCACCTATTAAGCTACAAACTAAATATTGAGCCCACAATAGTGCCTAAGGTACAAAAAACAGATTGGAACGATGTCATCAACGAGGGCGGGGAAGGTTTTAAATCAAATAACTGGTAATTAAATTAAACAATGGGGTGGTTAGTATGTACGTAGTAATTGAAATAAATGGCGAAACGACCGTAGGCTTCACAAATGGTGTTGATGTTGAAGTCGGTGATACAACAACAGTTAACGTTCGCGACGAGAACGGTAATTTTATTCAGGTGACAGGCGTCGTGGTTGAGACTATCTGGGAGCAACTATGAAAATTTTAATTCTGTTAGCTTCCATGCTATTTAGCGCTGGGGTTTGTGCTGATAAGTGCAGCCCCGTTTATGCAAAGGTAGGCGCTGGGTATAAGTTTGTTGAGTATAAATACTCAGATTTTGCTTATGTAAGCCCATACAGTGCGAGAATTGAAGTAGGGGTTGAGTGCGGAAGCTTATCTTTTGGGGTTGCCCATCAAAGTCAGTGGGCTACTGGCTGGCCTGTGAATAAAGTCGAAGAGCCCAACAAAACTGAGATTTTCATAGATTACAAAATATATTTTTGGTAACGGTTATGAGCGAATTTTACTGCAATAAGTGCCGAACGTTTCTTCCGTTGCCACTATTAGCATCTCGCAGTGCTGACGGTAGGGTAAAGACGTGTAAAAGCTGCAAAGATAGGATAAAGGCAATGACGCAAACCAATGATTTTGCTCGCAAGGTTGTTATTGATGGCGACGTCTACCAGCTATGTAAACAAATTTAGCTGGTTATTGATCCAGTGATTGATTTGGTTATACTACCAGTTATACCATTCACTATTGCACCATCTTGTATTGTGGCTATGCTTGACTCTATAAGGCCCGTACCGGACTTGCGCGCGTAGCAAGTATAAGTTCCGTCAGCAGCAGAAAAGTCCCCATTTGCAGACGTGGTGAAAGTGGAGTAAAACTGATCGCCGTCATCTACTCCCAATGCATGTACTGAGTAAGAATCCTCTATGAGTCCCGATAGGGTTACGGAGTTATACCCCGCCAAAGGTGTAACCGTTACCGTAGTGCTTGCCGATAAAGTGCCGTCACTTACTGAGAGTGTAACACCTGAGCCACAGATAGGCGCAACTTGCCCAACCACCCATGTAGGCATAGTTATTGCAGTGCTATTGGCTGATACAAGAGCAACGCCGCCGATTGTGCCCGATACAATTGTGCCCATATTGCTAACACTAATCGCGCCAGTTCCGCCTATGGCGATTGATCCGCCAGTTAAAGTTACGGCTGGTGTTACTGCTGCGATATTTGCAGAGATTGACTTTAGACCCGCTGAGTTATTATTAGCCCACTTAACCCCTCCCCCGCAAGACATACCA